ATCAAAAACTTGAACAAGATCTTCTTGAGTTATTACTGGATCTACTGGTTGTGGATCACGAATAATACTAAAATTAGGAACAAAAGCTGCGTTCAATCCAGTCTCTGTATTCATTTTTATTCGTGGTAACTCTGTAAATCTACCTCTTTTGTTTACCGATACAGATTTGATCTTACCAAAAGGATCAAGATCATAGGAGAGAACACTTCCATTACTTGGTATCATCTCTATTGTATCAGCATCTCCGTAATTAAAACCTGGATTTGTAACAGTCACACCTGAGAGTTCTAAAACAGCAGGATACTGTGGAACAGTTTGTGGTGGTGGGAGATAACCCTGACCACTATCTCTAACTATCACATGAACAACAACACCAGTTATATCACCAGTTAAATTACCAGTTCCTAGATTACCAGTTCCTAAATTATCAAATTGATTTCCTGATATTTCTCCTGATAATATTTGATCTCCTATTATTGTTTGAAGAACAGCACCACTACCATTATTACAAGGATCAATCACTTGAACTTGTGGTGGTGAAGTGTATCCAAAACCACCACTCACAAGATCAACAGCGATTAAATTACCATTAACATCTACAACTGGGTTTCCAATTGCTCCAACACCACCACCTCCAAAAAATTTAAGTGTTGGTGGGCCACAAGGTTGATCACCAGTTAGGCAAGGATCAGATCGAAGTAAATTTTTAGGAGTTAGTGCGTTAACTTCACCAATTGTCAAAAATCTAACTTTCTCATCACCATCAATAAAAATAAATTCTGTGTCTGGGTTTAATTCTGCATATGCATTTGCATCAGTAATTGACACGTTTTGAATATACCCATCAGTTTCGCTGATATATCCTACTTTAATATTATCGAATGAGGTTTGTGTTATTGGCATTAGTCTAGACTCTCTTGAACTGTATCATATATGATTTCATGAGGTGTTGTTGTATGTGCGATACCAACCATTTTAACTATAGATCCATCTTCTCTCTCATGAATATGGAAATCACCATAGTAAGGTTGACCATTCACATATCCGACAAGATTAGTTAAGTCTTGTGTTCTTGTTTTTGGTTTGGCGAATGCTTTCTTAATTTTAACACCTTTTTTGCTAGAACTCAACTTTTCTATGCTAGTTCCATATGATTTTCTCTCTCCAACAGTTCCTGATATGTTTTTAGCAGACTCTGCGATAGATGAAGTGTTAGGTCTACCAGCTGATCCACCTCCACTTTGCATTGTATGTTCATCATTAGGAGAACACTCTGGGTCAGGATCACAATTAAATATTTTAGTAATGGAATTGACAAAATTTAACGCAGATGCAATATCAAAACTCATACCACCTAATGCACCTAAACCTATTCCACCTGCTAGTGCACCACCACCAAGTGCAGCACCGCCACCGACAACAGCATTTAAAATTCTTGGGTTAAACGCTGCAAGACCACCAACGGCAGAAATTAAATCTGGTATACCACCACTTCTAATTGCTGCAAAAGCAAGACCAATCCCACCTAAAAGATTTTCATTAACACCTAATATATTCGATGCTAGAGTTAACCCTGCTGCAATACCAGTGGGATTTGATCTATCATCAATTAAAGATAGTGCATTTGCAATCAATTGTTGGTTATCTGGAGTATTTTGACCAGCAGCATCAATAAATCCAGTTAATCCACGACCATAATTACCATCTGCCCAATAGCGATTTGAATCACCTACACTATTAGGATCTATTCCCGCTTGATCTGCTACAGATTGAGAGAAACTTAAAATTAAAGCACCAGATGATAAAGATGAAAGAACATTATTTTCGTTTATGGCATGATCAATCGTACCGATATTTTCTGATCCAGTTTCAGTCGAAGATCCTCCTAACGAATTTTGAATTTCATCAATCACAGGGCCAATCGCACTATCAAATCCTGACATGATCGTGTTAATTGTTCCTCCCATTACTTCACCAACAATTTCTTCTGTTTCGCAAAGTGGTGTAGGTCTATAAAATCCATCAACAGTTGGAGGTGGAACATCAGTAGCACCAGGTGTATCTAATACAGGAGTTGATGGTATTGTTTGAGAGGAAGTTATACCAACTCTTGATCCTATTGTTCCTGTTAGAGTATCTGTTCCTCCTATCACTGCATCTGTTCCCGCTAGACCATCTGTTCCAATTCCAGCTGCTAAAGTTGCATTAACAACTCCCGCATTTGATACAGAATTAATAGCAGCTGCTTGTTCTGCTCTTTTCTTTTTCCTATTAAATGCTCTTCTTAGTGCAGCAGCAATTAATCCCGCGAGTGCAAGACCTGCCATACCGTTAAACATACAAGCAATTTTCTCAAGACCCTCTACTTTTTTGTTCAACAATTCCAAAGAATGTGATGGTGGAGCAAGATTTTCCATGGGTGCAAGTTTTTCATTAAACTCCTTAGTTGTAAACTGTTGAAGTTTATTCATTGTACCCTTCATAAACTTTGCCATCTCTTGAGATGCATTTTCAATCGCTTTGTCTACATTTTTATCGTTCTTTAATATTGGTAAACCAACAGCAGCATCAGCATCTGTTAAAGATTGTTGAAATGATTCTATTGTTTTAGTTAACGTTGATATCACAGTCTGCATATTTTTTGTATCAGACTGAGTATCAGGATTAGGGCAACCAAGTGAATGTTTTTCAGTTAACGTATCATATTTTTTTCTGTCTGCAATTGTCTTTATATTATTTGCATCCGATGCTTCTACAGTTACATTTGATTTTGATGGAGAACTAAATGCTCTATTCCCTGCTTGTTTAGGTGCGAGATCTCCATCCTTAAGATGTTTTTGTGGTTCAGGTTCTTCATCTTGATTTTTAGAATAAAAACTTTGTGGAGTAAAGTTCTTTCCACCACTTCCCTCAGTTCCTGTTTTTCTTTCTAGTTTTGTCTTAGCATTATTACCAAGACAACCCATGATTATAGGAGTCTGTTGATCCTTTCCATCAAGAAAGAATCCAAAAACAAACATCCCTTGTTTAATAGCGGGTGATTGATATGATCCACCTTGACCACTACCAGCAGTCACAGGATACATTACTTGAGCCCAAGGAAGTTCCTCTGCAGTTACCTCTGATTCTTCTTGGTCGTGATAACCTATGATTCTAACTTTATATCGATATCCCCATGCTGGCATCTCTGAAATTTCTTCAAACTTTTCAGGATTTTGATTTTCTCTCCACGTTGAATCGTCAGCAACTTGGCCTATAAACCAATAAAAACTGCCTCCTAAGAAACCAGGATTAAATAATGATGACGATTCCATATTTTTTAGTCGTCATATACCAGACATTCTGGTTCATCAGGATGTATGTCGCAGAATACCTCTAGAACATTTGGGTCATGATGATCACCAGATTTGATTTCATCTTTATGATGTTCAACATACTCTTCCAAGTCATGCAACTCATCTTCAATGTGATGACGCATGGGTTCAGAAGTTTTTGGATCAGCAAGGATCTCTTTATCTTTTGCAATGTGGTCTTCTATGCTTTTCATAAGTTACCTCTTACTATGATTACCGTCTCTGCCAAATGAATCTCTTGCTAAATTTAATTTAGTATAAGTCGCATCAGCATCAAGAAAGTGGCATAAATCGGCTATAATATATAGACCGCCACTCTCCCTATTCAATGTATCATCTTTTTCTGCTGAAACAGAGAATATGTCAACAAATATTACATCCCCTGCATGTAAACTAAAATCTCCTGCAATCGTTATCTCCATCATACCAGAGAAGAGTTGATTATATCTACGAATAGATTGATTCAAAGTTTTATACACCTGAAAATTATCTGATGTACTCGCTTCTATTTGATCTTTAGTTGAACCTATGGGCATGGTTCCACTATCAATGAGATAAAATGTAGTTCTAGTAAAATCTTTTTTCTCAGTATCAAATTTGGTATTAAATTTAGGTAAACCTTTTCCTGCCAAAGTTACATCTACTTGTTCAGCAGTTTCTTCTATAACCTTATATTCGCAATCAAAAGGATTAAACAAAACTATTTTACTCTTATACGCACCCATGTTCATTTTTGATTGAACATTAATTGAATTATCTGATCTATGATCTAATATTTTACCATCATAACCAGCAGGAATCCCTTGTGCGTCAGTGGTATTATTAAAGACGTATGATTTTTTTTGATCTTGTCTGAATAATCCTTCAATTGATTTC